ACATCCTTGGTGCAGATATAGCATAATTCATTTCTACCTTAGTTGTATCAGCAAAAGGTCTTGTCATGTTTTCAGCTAACTCCCATTTTAACATAGTGTTAGTGCCTAAAACTTTTACGCCGTGAAATAATACCTCTATACTTCTTGAAACTCTATCAAAATTATCATTAGCTGGGGGATTAAATGTATCAGGTTTTTCTAATATTTTTTCTAAACCAGAATCAGTTTGTTTTAATTTAAAAACTTGATCCATATAAGTTTTATATTCAAAATATAATACCTGTACAGTGTTTTCATCATACGCACCCCATCCATAAATATAGTTATTATTACTATTATATTTTTGTAATTCAGAAAGTTCTTTATTTGATATTTGTGGAAACTGTTTTTTAATCTCTGATATTGTTAAGGCTTTTACTTCACCTACGTAATATATATCTTCAAAATTAGGATCTTCTGTGTAAGAATAAACCATGTGAGCTGGATCTACGTAGTCTAAAGTAATACCATTTGAAGTATTAAAACTAGTTTTAGTTGCGGCAATACCTAGCGTAACTAAGTCTAAATTTATTCTACGTTTTAATAATTCAAATTTATTTTGAGCTAAGACTTGACTAATAGCTTCTTCTTCTGCTATTTCTATTGATTGTTTGTATGACAACTGCAAATGCAATTCCATTTCTTCAATAGTTTTAGGTAAATTTTCTGGTGGTATATTTGTATTAGAAATATCAACACCTGTAGAAGCTTTAACCTGTTGCTGTATTTCCATAGCAAACATGTCTTTAGCTAAACCTTCTGCATATTTTGTTCTTTTCTTTATAGACTCAGGGTCTTGAGCATAAGCTTTAATATCATAATCTTTAGCTGATATACCATTAGCTAATATATCTACAAATTTAGATAATATTGGCACTGGTTTCCAGTCTAAATTTAAATAAGATAAATCACCATTAATAGATAATTCATCTTTATATTTTTGCACAGGTTGTTCACCTCTTGCGTATAATCTTCTAGTGTGAAAATTATTAAATGTAGTTAAATAACGGTTACCATTAGTTCTTCCTTGAGCAAACCATTCAGACTGTATGGCATCAGCAACTTGCTTTCCATATTTAATCGTCATCTTTTCCTCCATAGGTACAACCTGATCAGGAAACGCACTGTTGCTATTATAATTTATATTCATTTATTGTATTATTTTTGAAATATCACCAGAATTATTATATTTTTTTATACCTAAATCATATTGAGTTATAATTCTTTTAGGTACAGGTTTATATCTGTGTTTATTACAAGCCATTATTGCTAGCCCTGAACTTATAGAAGCATCATGTGTTGTTCTATTGTTTATATTAAACTTAGACCAATCATCTAATGTTCTTTGAAAATAAACATCTCCATAACCATCCGCTTTATAACCAACATAAGTTTCTATGTAAGATTCTATAGCCGCCGCATGTGCTTGTTTAATATCTTCACTTGAGTTAGGTATACCACCTATTTCTCTTTCTGTTACAGATAATTTATTATAAATTTTATCAGGTCTATTCATAGAAAAGCCTCTATAACCTCTTCTTTTAAAATGATATAATAATCTAGGTTTATTATTTTCTGCAAGTATCGGCATACCGTAAAACACACAAGCCATTAAAACATCTTCAAAAAATATTTCTGCAGTTTGAGGTCGTGCTATATATTCTAAGAAAAAATGATTAGGTGGTACATCTAACATGCTAAAAGAAGTTAAACCGTGCAACGCGCCGTTTGATCCTCTTCTGTCTACTGTACCAGATATGTCATAACTGTCACATCCAAACGCACCTACATTTTCATTACCGGGATATTTAATACCGTTTTTAACTATTAAATTGTTTTGTAATTTTATAGGTGGAACCCATGTTATATAAAACCTTCCTTGCTTGCTAGGTGCAAAAACAACTTCTGTATCTTTAATACCTCCTTTCCACTGAAAAGAACCTTGAGTAACTAATGTGCTATGTTTTATATCTGCGTTCCAGTCTATTTGCTCGTAAATTTTAGTTAGATTAAATAAAGATGATTTAGCTTCATCTCTAAAAGCATGTTCCTCTGTTCTTGGAAACTGTCTATAAAATTCATTTAAAGCATCTTGATCTTGTTTTAAACCATCAACTTCGTTTTGCCAGTATTCGATGACGCCTGTATCAATTTTGACATCTTGTGCACCTTTGACAGGTTTAGATGGGGTATCGAAGACAGGTAACCCATAAGAATCAATATATCCTTCGTAGTTCCACTCCATAGGTATGAACAGAGAATATAATCCAGAGCGAGTTTGTCCGTTGGCATTTCTTTGTGTGACGTCTGAATCATAATAAAGTTTTTTAAAGTTATCTCCTCCTTTGTCAAGAGCATTACTCGTTGACCCCATCATACACTTACCTATAATTCTAGAACCTAATCGTAAACAAGTTTTAGTAACTCTCCAGTTATTAAGAATATTGTTAGGCCTTTCCCACTTACCACTTTCGTCGTGTACTAATAGTTTTAATTTTTCACCATCATAACTATTATCTCCAGTATTTTTCCAATCAATAGTTGTATCTAATCCTTGAAGCTCTGCTTCTTTTTCATTAGCTATTATTTTTCTTCTAGTAAATTTACTTGCAGGTACTCTGTAGGCAAGTTCTGTTTTTGGACGGTCCATACCGTCTTGTATTGGTTTAAAGAAAAAAGGGTAGTTGACGGATATGGGTACAACTTTGTCGGTAAACATTGTTTTAGCATCTGGTCCTGTTTTAGATAATATTCCATATCTTGAATCACTAGAGATGGTTGCCAAGTTGACAACTTCTCCTGATGCCATGAATGAAAAACCAGACCGTCTGTTTTTGAGGTAGGCCATTCCATAGCAACGTTTATCTGCTTTACAAGCTTCCCAGAATATAAAGAATAATCTATTGGCTTCTCTATAATCTGGTTTCCCAACATCAATCTTGGACCACTGCAAGTACATGTAATGAGTACCAGTAATATAAGTTGCAACATCTTTGTTGTAAAACCAAAAACCCTCATCTCTGTATTCAAATTGCTGATCAATGTAATCATACCACTGTTCTTTAAAATCGACATCATATTGCTCCCAATCAAATATTGTTTTAATATTTTTAAACGAATTAGGTAATGTAGTAAACTCCCATTTGTTAGATTCAAATTTAGTTATATTTTTTTGTAATGGTAAACCAATTGCTAGGTTTTGTATTTCTATAACTTGCCCAACAGTTCCATCTTTACTTATAACAATTAAATCATGTTCTTTGTTATATCCGTACTCCCATTTATTATACCTGTTCATCCTTTTAAGAATTTTAGGCTTAATATAATCGGGTAAAATTTTATATAAATTTTGCTCGTACATTATTTAGATCTTCCTTCTGCAAAACCTTTAAAACTTTTTTCTTCTTTAACTTCTTTAGGTTTTTCGTTTAATATATCTTCTTCTTCTTGTATTCTAGTGGTTATTTCAAAAGCATCCATAATACAAAGTTTTTTTGTAGCAGCAGCGTTTTTTAAACGATCTGCAGATATATCGGGTCCAAAATCTATAATTGGCTCTTTAGCAACTTTAATTAATTCTTCAACTGCTATACGCCCAGCTTGGATTATATTCTTTTTCGTTTCCTTGACGTCCATATTTAATTACAATATCATTTGATTTCATACAGTATAATCTCTCTTTGTCTATAAGAAAATCATACTCACCGTAAGGTTTATAGCCTACAAGATCTCCCTCGTTTATTCCTAGCTCTTTTAAGACACTATTACCTATTTTTAATATACCAATAAGGTTTTGTTCTTTTTTATTCTCTAAATCATTATTGTTTTCTAGAGGTTTTATAAAACACCTGTTGTTAATTGATTTCCAGCTTGAATTATTTTTATATAAATAAACTTGATCTATAGATACAAAAAATAAATCATCTTTAAAAAAAGCTTTACCATACTGTTGTTTTCCCTTCATGTCATACCATCTTCTAAAAACATTGTGATGTATAACTATTATATCATCCACTCTTATAGGGCAAGCAAAAGCTTTTGGTGTAGCTATAACTTTAGCGTAGTTGTTAACAAACTTATGTTCTTCAACTTTAGTATTTAAAATAAGAGATTTATCATTAATTTTAACTTCGTTGTTATATGTTTCACCCAAAGGCTTTACTATAAAATCATATAAGCTGTTCATTAGTACTCTAAGTCATACTCAATAGATATAGCCATGTTAGAATTAAACTTCTTCCATGGCAATATCTCTTTGTTTTTTTTAATATAAATGTTATAAGAATTGTCAGACTCTTCATATAAAATATGAGAAATTTCATGACCACCATATACTGGCTGACCTATAGCATAATGCATTGCATCATTTTTATAGTCAGAACCAATACTGATTTTTCTTACTACATTACTCACTTTCTTTTTCTATATCCTCAAAAGATCCGTCTGCTAAATTAATATTTATAGCACCGTATTTTTCTTCTAATTCTTTTTTAGTTTCCTCAATAACT